TATATATAATATATAATATATAAAGCATATGGAAAGATATATAAAATATATTAAAAAGGATTGGGCAAATCTTTCCAAATTACCAAAATTAACCGTGGAAGATATCGCCAAAGTAAAAGAACCTGAACAAATGTATTTATATGCTTATTATAATTATATAAAAGAATTGCGCAAATATAATTTTGATAGTTTATCAATAATTATTAATAAAGGTAATGATAATTTATATGTATTGGCAGTATATTTAAATAACAAGCCATTAATAAAATATTTAGAAAAATATAATTTACATAAATATAATAAATATATTAATGAAGCATATATAACAACTGCGAGCAGAAATAATATAAAATTATTAAAATATTTAGACAATAAAGGCGCAAATTGTAATTATAAATCAAGATATGGTAATACTATTTATACAAGTGCTGTTTATAAAAGCAATATAAAAATTATGAGATATTTAGAAAATCGTGGTATTAATATTCATTTATTAAATGATTATAATGAAAACGCCTATTTAATAGCTGTTTTATATGGTCAAATAAAAGCAATAAAATATTTAGAAAAACGGCAAATTAATATAAATTGTAAAGATATTTATAGACGTAATTGTTTTAAATTTAATATATTATATAATATTATTAATACACGAAAATATTTACATAAAAATAAAATATGGAAATTAAATAGATTTAAAATTAGTTACATAAGTGGATTTTAATTACTTTGTATATGTGGAATATATAATTGATTTTATATAATATATAATATATAATGCGCATATGGAAAAATATATAAAATATATTAAAAATTTCAAAAATAATTGGGATAAATTAGCAAAATTACCAAAATTATCAGTGGAAGATATCGCCAAAGTAAATGAACCTGAACAAATGTATTTATATGCTTATTATAATTATATAAAAGAATTGCGCAAATATGATTCAGATTGTTTATCAATAAATATTAATGAATATAGACATAATTTATATGTATTGGCTGTATATTTAAATAATAAACCATTAATAAAATATTTAGAAAAATATAATTTACATTATAAATATATTAATGAAGCATATATAACAGCAGCTATTAATAATAATGTAAAATTATTAAAATATTTGGACCAATATAATCCAAATCTCAATTCAAAATCTAAATATGGTAACACTCTTTATTTAATTGCTGTTTATAATGGCAATTTAAAATATATGAAAAAATTAGAAAGTCAAGGTATTAATATTCATTTATATAATTATTATAAAGAAAATGCTTATTTAATAGCTGTTTTATATGGTGAAATAAGAATACTCAAATATTTAGAAAAATGGCAAATTAATAAGAACTTAAAAAATGATATCAATCAAAATTGTTTTAATATTCATATAATGTATAATTATCATAATACAAAAAATTATTTATATAAAAATAAAAAATGGAAGTTAAATAGTTTTAAAATTATGTTTTTTTAATTTATATATATAGAATTGATTTTTATATAATAAATATAATAATATATAAATTTAAATGGATTATTTATATAATATAACAAATGGGTGGAAAATGCTTAAAGAAATGCCAAAATTAAAGGCCAAAGATATATCTAATTATGACGAACCTTATCGTATGTATTTATATACATATTATGGTTATATAAAAGAATTGCGCAAATATGATTTAGAATCTTTATCATTAATAATTAATGATAATAATGATAATTTATTTTTATTAGCAGCCTATGTTGGAAATATAAAAATTATGAAATATTTAGAATCTGTTGGAGTTAATATTAATCATAAAAATGTTTATAAATTATCAGCTTATTTAACAGCAGTTTATAACGGGAATATAAAATCAATGAAATATTTAGAACAAAATGGGGCGGATATTCATCATATTGATTATCAAAAATGTAATGCTTATTTATTTGCGGTTGAACAAAATAATTTGAAAATAATGAAATATTTAGAAAGCCGCGGTTTAAATATTCATTTAATAGATAGGATAGGATTAAATGCCTATTTAACCACAGGATTTTGTAATGTAGATATTAAAATAATGAAATATTTGGAAAATATCGGTATAAATATTAATAGAAAAAATATAGTGGGTGAAAACCATTTTAATATGATTGCTTATTATTATAATACTAAAAATAAACCTAAATATAATGTATGGTGTTATAAAACCAAACATAGAAAGTTAAATAGTTTTAAAATTATGTTTTTTTACTTTGTATATATTAAATTCGCACAAATTGAATATATTATATATACTTATATATGGACATATATATTTCCAATATTAGATACAATTGGGAATCATTAGCAAAATTACCAACATTAACACAAGAAGATATTGCCAAAGTAAATGAACCAGAGCGAATGTATTTATATGTTTATTATGGTTATTTAAATGAATTGCGCAATTATTCTCCAACTCAGATTAAAACATTAATTGGAACTAATAATATATTTTATATACAAAATTAAATAATAAATGTATTAGATATAATAATAAAGACGGAATGGACGCATATTTTGTAGCATCATCATATGGACATATAAAAATAATAAAATATTTAGACTCAAAAAATTATAAAATTAAAAGACACAATTCTTTTTATAATAATTCTTATTTATTAGCAATTCTTTCAGGCAATCTCAAATTAATAAAATATTTTGAGAATTCGGACAGAATAAGAAATACTATTTATAAAATAAATAAGTTAGGATATAATCCCTATTTACAAGCTATTAAAACCGGCAATTTAAAAATAATAAAATATTTAGAAAATTCGGGCTTTTCAAAACAAAATTCATATTCAATAGCAGCACAATATGGGCATATTAAAGTAATGAAATATTTAGAAAATAAAGGAATTACACATTTAACAGATTATATTAAATTATTATTAAAATTAAAATCTACAAAGAATCATAAACGCATTATTAAAGTATTAAAATTACGTAATTATATATATAAAGTTATATATTTTGGGCCTGGGTCCCCAAACTATTTTGGCGGGAATCTAAATAAAACCATCATTACCATTAAATCCAATATCGTCTAATTCAATAGCTTTTTCTTCTTTGTAATTATTAAATTTAACATTTAATATTTTATCACTAATATTTAATTTCTTTTCTTCAATATTATTAATTAAACGTTCATCTAATACAATTGTATGCGCATTTGTTCCAATATTTACAAATTGCCCCATCATAACATTAGCACTTACGCCATTCATATTATCTTCCTCAGCAAATACAGCAGCAAGAATTTGGTGTTTTGTTGTTTCTTCAAATGAGGCACGGGCAATTGGACCAGATTGATTCTTTTTAGCGCCAAATCTATTAACAGAATTTAATGTTCCAAAAGAAGTCATTGTATCAACTAATAATTCAATATGACGCATATTTAAAGCATCTTTGCCAGCATTAGAAAACACAGAATAAATTTCATTAATAATTACTTGCCTTGCGCCTTCAATACCATATAATTCATATATTTCATATATATTATTACTTGTTGATTTATATGTATTTACAATAGAATTATTTAATATTTCCAATAAATTGCGCCCTTGTGTATAAATAACAAAATCATCAGATAATAATGTTGATAATGATAATTTAGAATATAATTGGGATTGATATGCCCAAGAAATAATGCTACCATTATCTAAGGTAATATTCCTTTGTATTTTATCTATATTAGTATCTGATATATTTTTAATACCTTTGATTTTAATATTCAATATATTATTCTCAATAATTTCTAACATTTCAAATGGGTGTGCGTTTTTCTCAACCATTTTTACTCTACAAATAATCTTATCCGCATTAATATCACTAAATATAATATTAACAATACCTTGTAAACTTTCAGTTGTATCAAACATATATTGAATTAAACTAATATCAATATTATTTTCAATTAATTTATTCTTGTTTAATTCAAAACGAATAATCCAATTTTCAGAATCATATGTTCCTTGTTTCTTATAATATTTGTAATATATATCAATAAATGGTTGGTCCTCAGCCACAATAGATTTCTCTTCATTTAAATCATAAATAATTTCGGTTTTTAATACTAAATTAGAAAATGAAATATAAGTAAAATCAGATTTAATCTTATTTAATTTATTTAATATTAAATTAATATATTCTATTTTCTTTTCTTTTAATTCATTCAATTGTTTCTCATTACTAAAATCACATAATAAATATCTTTGTTTTAAATCATTTTCTAAATCTTGGCCGGTTTTTTGAACGCCATCAATATGGAAAACCAAATTCATTATTACTTCATCTTTAATATAAATTGTATTAACATCATTCTTCGGCTCTTTTGCTAATTCAATTACTTCTTTAATTCTCTGAACGCCATCCACAATACCTTTTTTCTCACTCATACCAGCTTGGTGAAATGTATCTAAGGTTAATTGCGTTGTTGGTTCGCCAATACTTTGAGCAGCAACAAGACCAACAGCTTCGCCAGGATTAATTAAAGCATTATTAAATTTAATTCTAATTATATCTAAAATATTATCCAATGTTTTTGAATTAATATTAAAATCAAAAATTAAACGTTTAGAATAAATCTTATTCAATAATAATGATTTGAAATTAATTGTGCATAATTTATTAATAATTGGATTCATACTAATAATTAAATTATCAATTAAATTGTGTATCTTTGTTATAATCTCGCCAGGGGTTAAATCACATTGTATAATACCAGTTTCCCCAATATTATAATTAATTCTATTTAATAATCTCTCAAAATTAACCGGCGAATATATCTTATTTAACATTCTAAATTTATATAAATCTCTAATATATAAACGGTTTTTTAATATCTCATCATATTCATAATTAATCATTCTTAATTCCTCCGTTTTATTTAATTTAAATCTCTCATATGCCTCCTCTGATATCTTAAATGATAAATTCTCAAAATCATATTCACTATATTTATAATTTAAAATAAATTCCTCGTGCGACATATATAAATAATTAACGTGTTGAGTTTCTATCTTTGCCGCATCAAATCCATCGCCTCCATAAACATATTGAATAATCACATTTGACGCATTTCTTGAAGTATTATCATAAGCAATTGATATATCTTCTAATACTTTAATTAATTTACGTTGAATATAACCAGTATCAGCAGTTTTAACAGCAGTTGATAATAAACCAATACGACCATTTGCTGCAGCATATATATATTCGTGTGGGCCTAAACCTTGAATATAAGAATTCTCAGCAAATCCACGTGTGCTCAATGATAAATCATCTTTTGGATAATGTGGCAATGGGCGTCTTAAATATACATCCGGCATACGTTTATTTTGTAATAATTGTTGACCAACTTCCGAAATAATTTGAACAATATTTGATTTATTACCTTTTGAACCAGAATTAACCATTGAAAACATCCTATTATCTCTAATGTTCTTATTTTTATCAAATGGCAAACTATTAAATGTTAATAATTCAATCTCAGTTTTACAATCATTTATATAATTAATCATATCAATCTCAAATTGCCTATAATCATTATCAGATATAATACGTGGTTTATTAATTATACGATTTCGTGCTTCTTCATAATGATTATAATGTAATCCGTGTAATAATTCATTTGCGTTTTTACGGCATTTATATTTAATATCTTCTATTTTCTTACGTGTTTCATCATCTATCTCTAAATCGGATATTCCAACACTCATACCATCAATTAAAAACCATTGAGAAGTAATACGCGAAATATTATCTAATAAATTCCTTGTGGCATTTGGCCCTAAATCATTCATACATATATGAAATAATCCGCCCCCTGCGCCTTTTCCAGCCAATGAATTGCCAATTGAAGCAATCTTTTGACCACTCTTTGATT